ACAGAAGAAGAAGCTGCAAAATTTGCAAGATCTAAATATCAAATAGAACCTAAAGTAAAACCTGTAGATGAATCTAAAACTTATGAAGAACTTGAAGATATGTTAAAAAAAGGTTCCGACGAACCAGAGGGTAAAGCACAAGGTGGAATTATTGGTTATGCATTAGGTGGAAGAACTGGTTATGCAGAAGGAACTCCTATGGCAGGATTAGTTTATGTAGGTTCATGGGAAGGACCTTGGACTGGACCTGAATTTTTAGGAGGACCAAGAAAAGGACAATATTATAATTCATCAAAAAATTCTCTAACAGCTATAACAGGGCCGGATGGAGCAATACCAAGACCAGGTATGCCTATAACTACAATTCAATCACCACAACAATCTGAAACTATATCCACTTCAGAAATTCCATTAACAGTTCAAGAACGTTATAAAAAATATTTATCTGCAGCAGGATCTGAAACAGGTGATGAATTATATAAATCATATAGAGCTAATTTAGATAAAAAAGCAGACGGTGGAAGAATTGGTTTTGCAAGTGGAAAAAGTAAAGCTGTTTTAGATTTAATTGCTAAAGCAAATAAAAAACTTAAAGGTAAAAAATCTATGGAATCAGTTAATCCAAAAACTGGAGAAGTAACTGTTCCTAAAGAACCGGTTAAAACTGCAGAAGAGCCAACGGGTATAACTGTTATGAATAAAGAACCTATTGCAAGAACAACTCAAGATATAGAAAAAGAAATAGATGAATTAGCTACTACTCCAATAACAACATTAGAAGGGCAAAGAAAATATAATGAATTGCATTCAGAATTTATTAATTCATTAGATCCTAGAAAACAAAAAAAAGCTCTTGATTATAGAAGAAATAGTTTAGATACAGAAAATAGATTAATACTTAAAGCAGAGGAACAAGGATTAGATTTTGATACATTTGAAAAATTAAGAACAGGTTTATATGGACCTAGAAAACAACAAACTTTAAATTATATTAAAACAGGAAAAGTTAATGTAGAACCTGTTAAACCTACTACTACATTTGAAGAAGTACAAAAAAGATATAGAACAGCAGCAAAAGCAGCTGATGAAATATTTCCAAATTACGATAACCCTAAAACAGCAGCTAGTGAATTAGCAAATGTTATGGCAGAACAAAAATACGGAAAAGTTTTTGATGATATGTCTGGAGATAAACAAACTGAACTTTATTCAGAAGCTTATGACTATATAACATCTGTTAATAGATTAGATAAAGTTTCACCACCAAATAGAATAGCTCCTCCAGGACAAGAATTTAATATATCAGATCCTAAAACTGCAGAAGCTTTTACAAACTTTGCAAGAGAAAATGATCCTGAAGGATTTAAAAAAATTCAAAAGATAGTAGATGATATTAATAATAAAAATGCTTTAGAAGAGTTTGATCCTACCGGAAGAAAGCCTAACGCAAAAGGCGGCCCCGCAGGCGGACTTGATTACTTAATGGGATTCTAATGAGCATCATTAAAAGATATCAAGCAGCACTTCGTCATCGTACAAATCCTCGCTACATGACAAAAGATTTTGTTGTGCCATTATATACTGGTACCGAGCCCGACATTCTAGATGATAGCGACACGCAGCGAGAGTCGAGTGTCTATAAAGAATTTCCAAATGACATGCCTATTATATCTCCAAAAAGAATACAAAACCAACCTTATGAACAATTAGAACTTGCTGACGGAGGAAGAGTTAGTTTTCAAAAAGCAGGACGTGTATTTGGTGAATTACCACAAGACGTAAAACAATATAAGGGAAGTAGATTAAATACTTTTGAAGAAGGTTTAAATGATTTAATAAAATGGAAAAAAAATCCAACAACTGATAATTGGATCAAAATTTTTGGATATAAATCAGCAAGTGGTCAAGATAGAACAAGTGAGTTTTCAAAAAATTTAAGAATTTATTTAAAAGGAGAAGCACAAAAAGAAACTACAAAAGAATTATTTGATAAAATAAAAATAAAAAATTATTTAAAAGATAATATTAAAGATATTAAAAATTTAGATTCTTCTTTGATAGAAAGAAGACAAACAGCAGGAACTAAAGGAAGAGCCGAACAACAATTAGGAGCATCCGCGGAAAGAATTAAATTAATAAATGAACAATTTAAGAAAAATCAAAGAATAGGATTAGAAGATTTAACAAAAAATATTTACAAAACAAAATTTACAAAAGCGGATGATCTTGAAAAATTAAAATTATCAACTCAAGTATCCGATGATGTGACTAAATATTTAGAAGCGTTAAAAGGTATAAGAACAGGAATACCAGAACTACCTACAGGAAATAAATTAAAAAATATATCTGATTACATAGAAAAAAATACTGTATTATTTAGATTTAGAGAAGGTAATTTAAGAAGATATAAATTTAATATTGCAGATAAAGAAAGAGGTTTTGGTCTTAACTACACTGAAAATTTAATAAATAAAATTAGAGGTAAAGGAAGAGTAGCAGATGAAGCAGTAGGTCTTTCTGCTACATTTAAAAACGCTCCAGGTTATTTAGAAGCAACTCAATTTTTAAAAGCATCTACAAATAATTTAAAAGGTAAAAAAATAGACAAATTTTTTATAGAAGCTTTAAAGCCTGCATTAGAAGGAGATAAATCTAAAGTCAAAGATTATAATAAAAAAGCTTTACAATTTAAAAATAAAAATCCTAACGTAGATGTTCCTTTTATAAAATATGGAAGTACATTAAATGAAATTAAAAATAATGTAAAATATTTTGATGACTTTTCAGATGTATCTAAAGAAAACATTTTAAAGATAGCTAAAGAAAAAGGAATCATAATAAAAACACAAGCTAAACCTTTAACAATGATTGTTGATGAATTTAAAGATGCAACAAATACTACAGATAAAATAGAACAAGCTGCTAAACTTAAAAAACTAGGATTGAATCCAAAACAAAGTGCTTTGTATACAAGTTTTATCCCTGGATTAGAAAGTTTTGGAGAAGATTTAGCAACTGGAAAATATGGAAAAGCAACACTTAAAGGTTTAGGAGTTTTAGGAACAGCTATAGGAGCTCAAGATTTTACAGAAATGTATGATACTGGAGAACCTATTTTAGATACTGTTTTGTATGGAGGAATAGGTATTCCAGGATCTGCAGGTCGACCTGTTACAGCTCTTGCTAAATATAAAAATTTTTCACCGGAAGGTAAGTTAGCAGAAAAAAGACTTGATACGTTAAGAGATTTTAGAGAAGGAATTTTTAAACCACAAGATGTTGCAATAGTTGCAACAAAATTAGATCCCCAATATCAAGGCGATCCAAATCAATATTTAAATTTTTTAGAACAAAATGAATTAAATTTTAAAAAAGATATGGAATTAGCAGAAGAAAAATTTCAAAAAGAAGTAATTGAACCTTTTAAACAAAAGAAAATGGAAACAAGATTACCTATTATGGAAATCCCTGTTATTCAAAAAATTTTAGAAAACTATAGACAAATTGTTCCAGAAAATACAGAGACAGAAACAGAAATAGAACAACCACTAGAACAACCACCAGAAGAATTACCTAGTGAATATAAAGTTTCAGCTGCAGAAGGTGGAAGAATTGGATTAGCAGGTGGTGGACCTAAAATAGGAAGACGAGGATTTTTAGGATTAATAGCAGGTGCTGCCGCAGCTCCAGATTTAATAAAATCTTTAAAGGGAACAGGCCAAGCTGCTAAAATTGCATCTAAAATAAAATTAGAACCAGCAGAAGGAATGTATCCTTGGTTTCCAAAACTTGTTGAAAAAGTAAAAGAAATGGGAAAACCTTTTAAAGAAAAAGATTTAATAATGGAACCATCTTATAAAAATGATCCTAGACCTTTTGGAAGTAGACAACCAACAGGGGAAGAAAAATTAACTAAACATGTAGATGGTGATACAACTTTTATTTTAAGAGAATATCCTGATGGAAGATTAGCTGTTGATATTGATTCACCTAGAAATCAAGAATCATTTGGTCAGCCTGTAAGTTTGTATTATAGACCTAAAATGGAAATTCAAAATTATAAAGGTGAGAAAAAAATAGAACCTCCAGAATTTAAAGTTCTTGAACCAGAACCTAGACTATTTGCAAACGGTCCGGATGATGTAGATATTACGTTTACAGAAGTTCCTAAGAATCCAAAACGAAACACTGTTTTTGGTGACATAGAAGCTGCTGAAAGATTTGCAACAGGGAACATTAAAAATAGAAAAATTATACCTGTTAAACAATCTTTAAGAGATGAAATGTCAGACGATCCTTCAACTTTTATTATGAGACAATCAGGAGAACTTGGTTCAAAAGCACAACCAGAAGAAATTATTAAATCTAGTGAAGATATATTTAAATTACCAGAATGATTAAACCAAAAAGACTAACATTAACAGTACCACCTAAAAGAGGGCCTAATCCACAGGGCTTGAATATTGGTTATAATACTGTTACAACAATAAAATCGGAGAAAACAATAAATGGCAGAAGTAGAAAAACCAATTCCAACAATAAGTAGACCTTTGACTCCTGAACAGGAGACTGAAGTTTTGTTGAGCGAAACAGAACAAATGCCTACATCACCAACAGAGGTGACTGAAAATGAAGATGGTAGTGTAGATATAAATTTCGACCCAACAAAAGATTTATCAGGTCAAACAGATTTTAATGCAAACCTTGCAGAAGTTTTAGAGGAAGATGTTCTTAATTCAATTGGTTCAGAACTATATCAAGATACACAATCTTACAAAGATTCAAGAGCAGATTGGGAAAAAGCCTACACACAAGGTTTAGATTTATTAGGATTTAAGTATGAGCAAAGAACAGAACCTTTTCAAGGAGCATCGAGTGCCACGCATCCTGTTCTTGCAGAAGCAGTCACACAGTTTCAAGCTTTAGCTTACAAAGAATTGCTTCCCGCGGGCGGGCCCGTGCGAACACAAGTTGTTGGATTAGATACACCAGAAATTCAGAATCAAGCAGATCGTGTTGCTGAATTTATGAACTATCAAGTTATGGATGTTATGAAAGAGTATGAACCAGAATTTGATCAGATGTTATTTTATTTACCACTATCAGGATCTACATTTAAAAAAGTTTATTACGATGAATTATTAGGTCGAGCTGTTTCTAAATTTATTCAAGCTCAAGATATTATTGTTCCTTATTCAGCATCCTCTTTAGAAGATGCAGATGCAGTTATTCATGTAGTTAGAGTATCTGAAAATGAATTAAGAAAACAACAAGTTGCAGGTTTTTATAGAGATATAGAATTATTGCCATCCGATGAATTAACACAAGACGATAGTATTCGATCTAAAGAAAAACAATTAGAAGGTGTGACCATGAGTGGTCAGAACGATGATGTTTTTACATTATTAGAATGCCACGTTAATTTAGATATAGAAGGATTTGAAGACAAAGATGAAAATGGTGAACCTACCGGAATCAAACTTCCTTACATTGTAACTATTGAAGAAGGATCTAGAGAAGTTTTATCTATTAGAAGAAACTATGCAGAGTTAGATCCTAAGAAAAAAAAGATTCAATATTTTGTACACTTTAAATTTTTACCAGGATTTGGTTTCTATGGTAATGGTTTAATTCAAATGATTGGTGGTTTATCTAGAACTGCAACTCAAGCATTAAGACAATTATTAGATGCAGGAACTCTATCTAATTTACCAGCAGGATTTAAACAAAGAGGAATTAGAATTAGAGATGATGCACAATCTATTCAACCTGGAGAATTTAGAGATGTAGATGCACCTGGTGGAAATTTAAGAGATGCATTTATGCCTTTGCCTTATAAGGAACCTTCACAAACTTTATTAGCACTAATGGGAGTAGTGGTTCAAGCAGGTCAACGATTTGCATCTATTGCTGATATGCAAGTAGGGGACGGGAATCAGCAAGCAGCAGTGGGCACGACCGTGGCTTTGCTGGAAAGAGGTTCACGTATAATGTCTGCAATTCATAAAAGAGTATACTCTTCTATGAAGGAAGAATTTAAATTACTAGCAAACGTATTTAAATTATATTTACCACCTGAATATCCTTACGATATAGTAGGAGGACAAAGACAAATTAAACAAACAGACTTTGATGATAAGGTAGATATCATTCCAGTTGCAGATCCAAACATATTTTCACAAACTCAAAGAATATCTATTGCACAAACTGAATTACAACTTGCAATGTCTAATCCACAGATTCATGACATGTATCAAGTTTACAGAACTATGTACGCTGCATTAGGAATAAAAGATGTAGATAGAATTTTATTAAAACCAGATCAACCCACACCAAAGGACCCTGCACTAGAACACATTGATGCTCTTGCAGGGAAACCATTCCAAGCGTTTCCGGCACAGAACCATAGAGCACACATCGTTGCGCATTTAAGTTTTATGTCAACTAATCTTGCAAAGAATGCACCAGTCGTTATGGCTGCATTAGAGAAAAATATTTTTGAACACATATCTTTGATGGGTCAAGAACAAGTTGAACTTGAATTTAGAAGTGAAATTGGTCAAATTGCACAGATGAGTCAAAATCCTCAGATGCAACAGAACCCTCAAATGCAAGCTCAATTACAAAACATGCAAACACAGATTGAAGCTAGAAAAGCAAACATCATTGCCGAAGCAATGGAAGAATTTATGTCAGAGGAAAACAAAATTACGTCTCTTATCGATAATGATCCTGTTGCAGCATTAAGATCACGAGAGTTAGACCTTAGAGCACAAGAAAACGCTGCTAAAGAACAAGAAAATAAAGAAAGAATCAATCTTGATAAGATGAAAACTATGATGAATCAATCTACAGATGATAGAAAATTAAGACAAAACGAAGAATTGGCTAGATTAAGAGCTAATACATCGTTAGAAAAGACTGTTTTAAGTGCTAAACTTAAAAATAGATTTCCAAATCAATAAAATAGGAGTATAAAATGGCTATGAAAAAGAAAAACACAAAAATTGGTCAATCAAAAGAAGTAGATCATTCTAAATTTACCGATAAAGATGGATATTTAGTTGGCGGAGTTGAAGTTGAAATGTCAAATCCACAAGAAACTCAAGTTGAAGTAGTTCAAGGTCAAAGAAATATTCTTCCAGAGAAAAAAAGATCAGCAAAGTGGTATTAAACCATGATTCAAATGCTAGGAGCCGTTGCACCACTTGCAAAAATCCTATTTAGTACAATTGAAAAAGCTGTTCCAGATAAAGATTTACAAGAAAAATTAAAATCTCAATTACAAACTCAATTATTACAATCTCATACACAAGAATTAACGGCTGCAGCTAAAATTATAGAAGCAGAGGCAAAAGCTGGCTGGTTTGCTAGCTCGTGGAGACCTCTTTTAATGTACGTATTAATATTTATTTTAGTATGGAATTATGTTATAGGACCCGTTATAAAAGTATTTACAGGAGCAGTAATTTCTTTTGAATTACCTGGCGATGTTTGGACGTTATTGAACGTTGGACTTGGCGGGTATGTTATAGGGCGCAGCGCGGAATCTGTTGCACGCACTATGGCTAATAGACCAACAAATAACAACCATGAAAATGGATAGGAGATAAAATGAGAAATGATTACGGAATAAGACCAAGAGAAAAAATGATGAAGGGTGGAAAAGCAAAAAAGAAAAAAGGTTTTCCAGATTTAACAGGGGATGGTAAAGTTACTTTTAAAGATATTTTAAAAGGTAGAGGTGTCATTAAGAAAAAAGGTGGCATGATTAAAAAAGGTAAAAAATAATGGGAGACATTTCATTAAAAGGACAAGGTAGAGCACTTTTAAAAAAAGGTGGCACAGCAAAAAAAGGTATTCTTATTATTATAGGAAACAAAGATAAAAAATCTAAGTCAATGAAAAAAGGTGGCATGGTTAAAAAAGGTATGCATAAAATGTCAGGCGGAAAAATGATGAAAGATTCTGATATGAAAAAAGGTAAAAAATAATGGCAGCAATTATTAGAAAAGGATTAAGTATAATTA